ACATCACCCCGCTTTGGCTTGGCGGCGAGAACCGCGAAAGCAACCTGCAGGCCGTCACGGCAGAAGCCCATAGGCGAAAGACCAAGGCTGAAGCCACGGTGCGCGCCAAGGTGAAGGCGAATGCCAAGCGCCACCTGCTCGGCAAGAAGAAGTCGGCGCGGCCGATCCCCGGATCCAAATCCACCAGGTTCAAAAAGCTTATCACCGGCGAGGTCGTTGACCGTCGGACAGGCGAGGTGATTTCATGACGAGCAATTCAGAGATCAGCGAGAAGCTGTTGCCGTGCCCGTTTTGTGGCTCGGCCAATGTCGCGCAGGGTGCATCGCGAGGGCGCATCTCGGTTTGGTGCTTCTGCGGCGCGGAGGGGCCCAAGGTCGAATTCCCTGACGTCTGCATCGACCCCGTCACGCCTATTCGTGAGTGTCATGCCGCCTGGAACCGTCGCGCCGCCCTCGCCAGAGCGGAAGCCAATGCCGGGGGCGGGGAAGTCTTGTGGTGCGAAACCTGTGGCGAGCGTACGCAGGAAGTCAGCACTGAGCACGCCGGTCTTTGTCTCGAGTGCTGGATTTCAGAGGGGCGACCAGAATGACCCCTTACTACCAAAAGGGCGATGTGACGCTTTTCCACGGAGATTGCCGTGAGGTGCAGCCGGAATGCGACCTCATCGTAACCGACCCTCCATACGGACAGGAGTTTGTCAGCGGTCGCTCGAATGGTCGCTGGGGCATGCTGTTCGGCGACGACGATGCCGAGACAGTCGAGGTGTGTTTGATGCATGCCCTAAAGGGCCTGCGGCGCGGTCGCCACGTTTATATCTTTTCCGGGCGCCTCGACCTATCGGCGCTGCCACTTTGTGGTGTCGCGGAGCTGATCTGGGACAAGGCCGTAATTGGCATGGGTGACTTGTCTTCCCCGTGGGGGCCGCAGCACGAGAAGATTGTCTTCGCCACATACGAGATTAGCAAGGCGAACCGAGACAAGGGTTACGGGAACCTATCCGCACGTCTCCGGAAGGGCAGCGTTCTCCGCAGCCTACGGCCACAAAGCGGCGGCGTGAGGCACCACCCGACAGAAAAGCCAACCGACATTCTGCGCCAGCTTATCGAAAGCAGTAGCGTCATAGGAGAGACGGTCTACGACCCCTTTGCGGGGAGCGGGTCCACGCTCATCGCTGCGCTGCTGGAGGGGCGAAAGGCTGTCGGCTGCGAAATAGACGAGCGCTACTGCGAAACGGCGGCAAAGCGCCTTGAGACCCTTCCAGCGCAGGAGATTGCAGCATGACGGAGCTTGATGTTGAAGCGCTTGAAGCGGCCACTGATGCTGTTCGGGCGCGCAATATGTTCACCCTCGACGGCGCAATAGCGCAGGGCATTCGGGAGTATCTAGATCGTACATCTACCCACCCGGCCCCGCAGCCGAGCGGGCCGGTGGAGGTCAAGCCGTTGGAGTGGGAAGAGCGCGTCGGTGTTGATGGCACTTTCGACGCCTACACCAGCATCGGTCACTACATCGCGACGATCACAGATGATGACCGGGGCATGTGGTTTGCTGTCGGTCTGACGCAGAGCAACTACTGCGCCCCAGATATCGATATCGCCAAAGCCGCCGCGCAAGCCGATTACGAGCGGCGCATCATCTCCGTCCTCACGGCAGGCAAGCCGGAGCAGGTGCCGAGCGGGTGGCAACCGATGGGGACCGCGCCACAGGATGGGACACGCATTCTAGCCGTGCTCTACCGCGAGGCGTGCGAGGACATGGACGGCATTCGCCGGAAAGCCTTCGCCGAGGTCCGCGAGATTTTCTACCAGCCATACACGCAACTCGGAATGTTCCTGCCGTGGCATGCGGGCGACCCGTTCGACAGCCACGAAGGCATGGCCCCGGACCATTTCGGCGAGGCCGTCCCGATAGCTTGGTTGCCGCGAACGGTCCTCCCCGCCGCCCCCACGGCAGGAGGTGGCGATGCCGGGTGAGCTTAGAATGTCGCGCGAGGAAATGGAGCAAGGCTTTGCTCTAGGGCGCACGCTTGTTCAGGAAGAGTGGGCGCACCCTCAAGAGATTGCGTGGGTTGATGACCTCGTTGCCGAGGGGAAGGCTATAGCAACGCCTTGGGAGTACCACGACAACTATCAGTGTGAACGACGCCGAGTGACTGGCCGCGCCGCCCCTACGGCAGGAGGTGGCGATGCGGAGTGATCTATCGAGGGAGCAGGCACAGGCGTTCATCGATAGCCTTTTCCCCAATGGGGAATACTGCCACCTGCACAACCCTACTCGGACCTACTTCTCTGCTTTGATCGGGGATGTTCCAAGTTCGCGTCCCTACCGGGACGATGACCCGAACATGGTCAAGTTTCGCGCGATGGCCGATCTGTTGCGCCAGATAGCTGACCATATCGAAATTAGCGGAGAAGCCGCACAGCGCGCCGCCCTCAAGATGGAGGGCAGCGATGGGTGATCTGCGGGAACTGATCGAGCGCGTCGAGAAGCTGGAGGGGCCGGACAACGGGGTTGATGTCGATGTGGAGATCGCCCTGTTTCGCCCCAATCGACATGCCTCCGCGATCCGGTCAAATAGTGCCGGAACCAAGGTGATCTACACCGAAGCGGATGGCCGTGAAGTAACTTGCTGGTCGAGGGATTACACCCTCGACAAGTCTACGCGAGACGCAACCGTTGCCACCCTCCGCGCCAAAGCACAGGAGAGCGGGCGATGAGCATAGCCTGGATTCGTGCTCATTACGGCGTGGCTGCCAAGCGTGGCGGACGCGTGGAATATACGCCGTGCGAAGGAAGCAAAGATGCACCCAAAAAACTCGGGACGATCACAGGAACTCGTGGGCCTCATCTGCTAGTGCGCCTTGATGGCGAACGGCTGTCGCGCCCGTATCATCCAACTTGGCAGCTACGATACTTGGACGGTCCCGCTGTCCGCTCCCTCACCCCTGGCTCTATGGAGGGGCAGAGAGAATGACGAAGGCTCTCGCCCTCCGCGAAAATCAGGTGCGCGCCATCATCAGGGCGGCGCGCAAGGAGGGCGCACGTCTTGAGGTCAAGCTGGGCGAAGCAGTTATCACCGTTTTCCCCGATGATCACGCACAGCCGAATGGCCGAATTGACGAGGATGAGGAGATCCGGCTTTGACGCTGGAGATGCCCCGCAAATTGCCGCCCTTCGTTACGCGCGAGCGGTCGCGCCATGGAAAGCTGAAGTTCTACTTCCGCCGCGGCAAGGGGCCGCGCACGCTTCTGCCGTCCCCTGATGACCCAGATTTCGATGAGGCCTACGAAGCAGCGTTGGCTGGGAGCCCTCGGGTCAAGAAACGTATGGCAACCTCCGGAACGCTTGAGTGGCTGATTAATCGCTACCGCGAGACGTCCGCGTACATGGGCCTGTCACAGGCCACACGGAAGCAAAGGGACAACATCTTTAAGCACGTCATAAAAAGCGCCGGCTCGTCCGATTACCGAAAGATCACGCGGAAGACGATAGTGGACGGGCGGGAAAGGAGAGCGGCCACCCCGGCCCAGGCGCGAAACTTTCTTGATGCGATGCGCGGCCTTTTCCGATGGGCCTTGGAAGCAGAGCTTGTCGGGGTCGATCCTACTGCCGGCGTTAAGAACCCGGCTCGCCCGAAGGACAGCGGCGGCTTTGAAGCGTGGACGGAAGACGATGTCGTCGCCTACGAAAAGCGCTGGCCGGACGGCACCAAAGAACGTGTTTGGCTGCATGTGTTGCTATACACCGGGCTGCGCCGCGGCGATGCCGTGCGAATCGGGAAACAACACGTCAGGGATGGTGTGGCGACGATTCGAACGGAAAAGACCGGCATGGAGGTGAGTATCCCAATACTCCCAGCGCTCGAGGAAACCCTGCGGCAAGGGCCGACAGGTGACTTGGCATTTATCGTGGGAGAGAACGGGCGTCCGCTAACGAAAGAGACTTTCGGGAACTTCTTTCGCCGAGCCTGTAACGAGGCTGGGCTTAAGGGGAAGTCTGCCCATGGAGTGCGGAAGATTGGGGCAACACGCGCAGCCGAGGCGGGCGCGACTGTGGCTGAGCTCGAAGCGCTGTTTGGCTGGACGGGCGGAACGATGGCGATGCATTACACCAGAACCGCTGACCGAAAGAGGCTCGCGAAGGTCGCCGCAGAAAAGATCAAGAACGCCCAACGCCCGCACCTTGGCGATCAGGTGCGGGGAAAAGCCGAGAAATGATAATGAAATCAATCCCCTTTTGGGGAGATGGTGCGGTCGAGAATTGTCGCAGTTATAAAAGATTTCAATGCGTTAAGCGCCCGCACCCGTGCAAAGTGTCCCATTGATTTTATTGAAGACTTTTGATGTGGTGCCCGCACCTTTTTGGAGCGCGGATGCGCAATGCCATATCACCTCTCAACCATCCAAGACCTGATCGACTTTGGATACAGGGTGTCGGCTCATTGTGGCCGTTTCCCCCGTTGCCAACATCGCGAAGAACTCGACCTCAAGGCGCTTCGGAAAAGGCTCGGTCCGGATTATGTCCTGATCGCAAATGACGCATTCACCCGCGCTCTGGTCTGCCGTGCGTGCGGCCACAAGGGAGGAGACTTGCGGCTGTCTGCGGCCTACATGTCTACCACGCAGGAACGGAACGCATTGGAGGAAGGCATGCGAGAGAGATATGTGGCACTGCCCGACCCTGATCGCCCCGACATGTGGTATGTCTATGATCAGCTGAAAGAGGCTATCTATGCGAACGAGTATGGGCCAGTGATCGAGATCGACAAACATGAGGCGCGCGAGCTCGCCGAAATCCTGAACAATCCCGATTCGTTTTATGCAGGGGCCAGTCTCAATGCCTAGCGAAGAGGACGGGGCGGCGCAGCTCATCTGCCGTGTGATCATCCGCAAGGAATGGTATCAAGCCACCGAGGCGGAAAAGGAGAAGTGCCGCAAGGTCTGGCGGGAAGTCGACGCGATCGCGCACAACAGGTTTCCGGTCCCGCCCAAGCCGCCGAGCAGCTAGGCCACCACGCCCTCCTCGTCAGAATCATCCGCGGGCGGCTCGGGGATGTAAAGGACCTCGCGCTCGCCATCCGTGAGCAGGACGCAATTAGCTTCCGAGAACCAGCCTGCCTCGACGTACTTTGGCACAACCTTCACGGAGGTGCCCTTGAGCGGGTCGCCCTCAAGCGGGACATACGCGGCGGCGCGTTCTTTGTCTGTGATGATGACGGCGCCGCTTGGACGGACATCCACGATGATCAGATCGCTGCCGTCCATCGTCGCAGAACGCGGCAGCGATGCCTGAAAGTCCTCATCATAATCGTAATGCTCGGACATGGCCCCATGAGAGCGCCGCAGAATGGAACCCGTCAAGCAAAAAAGCCCCGCCGGCCGGAGCCAGCGGGGCGGTCAAGCATAAACTTTCAGTTTGAAACGATCAGACGGAGCCCGGATCTACCGCCGAGATAAACGCGCTCAACATCTTCGGGATGAAAGGCCAACAGTTCGGCGAGATCGTCCGTCGAGTAACCAAGCTGCTCTCTGTGGTACCTGACAATCGAAGACAGACGTGCAGGCTGTTCAAGGGGTATGTCGATTGGCTCCTCCCCCTTAAAGATCTTGTTGTATTGAATGTTCATGAACTTATATTGGGAGGGAGTGATCAACTTTAGATCGTGACTTCGCTTTATCAACGATTTGATCGAAACCTTCCAATAGGCTTTCACGCGTCCCAGCGTGCCGATCTTTGCCCCCACTAAATATGGCTTGATTTCGGCCGCCGGCATCAGAAAGGCCGCAGCGAATCTGTGTGCTTCATCCTCCATCTTCTGGTCATCATCGGGAACCGCATGCATGACCATATGGCCAAGCTCATGTGCGAGTGAGAAACGAAACCTGTCCCCTGGAACATCCCTGTTCATGAAGAACAGCGGCGGCATGCCTTCGAGGCGGAAACTTAGGCCATCGAGCAGGTTAGTGCCGAAACGAGCAAGAATGACGATACCGCCTGCATCCTCGATCAATTCAACGACATTCTGAATCGGACCTCGCGGAACCAACCAATAGGCTCGCAGGCGTTCAGCTACCTTCTCTGGCGTGAGTCCGGTTTCATCGAGATCAATCTGTGGAATCGGCTTTGCCACATCGATCTCATAAGAGCGCAGCAACTTGGCAATGTGCTGCCGCCTTATGTTGATAACCGCCTCAATGCGGGCGATCGGCTTGGCACCCAGCTTCGCCCGTTTTCGGTAGTGGAAGTGCGGCAGCCCCGTTGCCCTGTCACGCTGGAAAAAGAACTTCCTTGGGAACCCAAGTGCCTTCGAAATACGTTCAAGGGCATCCTCGCCAGGCTGATTGTTCAGCCCGTGCTCAAGCTTCGAAATAAACGCCTGCGTAATCCCTGATCGTTGAGCCAGCTCTGCTTGTGTAAGCTCGCGGGCGTCACGCGCGAGCTTGAGCATGTCAGGGTTGAATACTTCACTATCCACGCCCACCTCGAGCTCTTTCCGCATCGAAGTCGCTCTCCTCGGTTCCTGTGAACCGGCGCGGCGTTATGTCCACCCATGTCACAGTGCCGTCGATCATCGATACTTGCGCAGCCCAAAAGACAGTTCTGCCCAGGGGCCGCGCGATCATAATCCGCTCCAGCGCCGAGCCTGCTGCATCCATCTGATAACCGGCAGTCAACCGGAAGGCCGGCTCGGGAATTCCTGGTAAAGGCAATTGGTCATCATATTGTTGCTGTTGCTCGGTTTGGTAGTTGCTGTGCCTGCCGTTCGCGCTAACCTTCTTGAAACGTATGACAACCTTATCGTTGAAGTTCAGGACATTGAGCCCTTTAAGGTTGATGGCCGTAAGCCCTGTTGTCTCCGCAGCCGCGCCCAGCATGCGCTTCTCAGCATGGGAATAGATGCAGTTCGCCATCGCCCGATCAGTATGATCGGCGCGAGCCTCTGGTGAATACGCTTCGCTGAAGTAAAACGCGACGGAGTCGTCAAGAATGCGGTGGATGATCGGCAATATCGGCGCTGCTGCCTCCATCGCCTCGTTCTGGTCTGTCTCGCGGTCAAGCATCAGAAAAGGGCTCCATGAATCGGAGCCACAATATGCGCTCGAGTTACGACAAAATCAACGCAAAATATAACTCAAAAAATAACAGATGTATCTAAGCCGATGTTTTAGCACCCACTTCTCTTAGGGCTTCATCTGCTACTTCAGCGCGTTCGCACGCATGCTACGGCGGGATGGGGCGACTCTGGGCGGCTTCTATACGTTGCAGGATTTCCCGGGTCACCTTCATGTCGGCCGCCAATCCGTTTAGCGCTGCTTCCACGGCGCGCATGGCGGTGGCGGCATCGGTAGCCTGCTTCTCGACATTGCTGATACGCAGCTCATGATTGTCCAGTGTGCGAGATGCGGCCTCCAGCGCCGTGACGCGCTTGTCCAGCCGCTCGATGTCCATGGCATGGTCGCCCTGCCTTGAGGTGATCCGCTCCCAGGCAGCGCCATAGGCCGCGATCGTGCCGATGAACCCGAGCAGGATCACCACGGTATTAAGGTTCCATTCCCATTTCCACGCTGGTGTGCGCATTTGCCGTTCCTCGTGCAAGCCCGCCATCTCATCCCCGTTCAAATGTCTTTTGATTGTTAGGTTCCGAGCCGTTAGAAGGTTGGCCAGCCGTCCCGATCCGCACCGAAAAATCGCGACGGTCAGGGCCGGCGCAGGAGCCCCCTCTCGCGCCGGCCCGTTTTGTCAGCCCCAGCAGCCGCGGGCAGCCCCGAAGGTGTTATGAGCCGCGACCTGCTCGGCAAAGGGCCGGTCATTCCGGATGATGAAGTCGCGGGTCTGTGCGGCCGGGCTCAGCTTCTGCCAACCGTCGCACTCACTCACAGGTGCCGGCGTCTGACATCCGGCCGCCAAGAGCGGCGCAAAGAGCAACATCGTCCATATTGCGGATCGTCTCATCGGTGGCGTTCCTTTCGCGAAGTAGATCGATCGAGCGTTCCAGAGCTTCCCGGCGCTCCGATTGCGCGCCGGCCCGGTAGGCCATGACATGCGATCCGATCAGGATGCCTGCCACGATGGCGCCGACGCCGAGCTGCAGCCAAGTGCCGAGGCCGAACATCACGTCTTCCAGCCCCAGCGCTTGGCCAGCCAGTAGCCCCCCTCAGCAAGAGCCGCTGCGACGATTCCGAGCGCCCATTGCAGGAGTGCGGCAAGATCCGGATCATCGGCCAGCATGTGCCCCATGTCGGCAGTGAGAAAGCCGCCAAGGACGAGAGCCCCGGCAATGTATCGGAGGATGATGCGAGAGAGCGGACCGAGCATTAGAACACCCCTGCGAAAAATGCGGTGATGTGATCCCATGCAGCGTAGGCAGCAGCGGCGAGCGCTGCGAAAAGGGCGGCAATCGCCCCTCCTCTGCCCACTGGTGCTGGTTTCGGTTCGGCGGGCGTCTGAGGGCCCGGAGAAGGGAAAGGCACTGTGTGCCCGTTCCCGGCTGCTTTCGCCACCTGCAGCACCATCTCGAACTCAACAGGATCGACAAGCGCCTTGTTCAGTCCGTCTCCGGCGTAATAGCTCTGCCCTCTCCCTACCATCCGCGTTGCGCCACGTGTGGCCGCCAGAACCGGCAGAGAGGCCCATTCCTGAGCCAGGCGCTTGCCGAACTCCTCCTGGCTTATCGTCCCGGCCATGAAGCTTTCGTAGCCCCTCCGCTTCAGGAGGTGATAGCCGAGCCGATCCTGAAGGTCGGGGTTGAAAACCTGATCGCCCCGAAGATGCAGTTCCTTGGAAAGGTCGATCAGCGTGGCTCGCATGAACTGATAGCCGCCGGCTGCGCTGGAGCCGTGGTTCTTCGACCAAGACTTTTGCGCATCCACGATCTCGCCGATCGTCATACTGGTGAGCGGCTTCGCGAGTTTGTGCTGCTTGTGGCCGTAGATCACGTCATACGACGCGCGATCCTTCCGCCCGACCTCAGTCTTACGAATGAAGTCGAGCAGGATCGCGGCCGCAGGAGGGATGCTCCTGTCCATCGGACTTTCCTTTCAATTTTGGGATTCGACTCTCGTCAGTCGCGGTGCTTTGATGCCGCAGGGGTCAAAGGGAGGGGCGCTGATGAAAGTTCAGAGGGTTGATGTTGCCGGAGTTGGCCGGACTAGGTTTCTGAAAATCACCAAGACATTCGAATTGGAGGCCGCAGACGACGAAGGCAAACCATTCCGGTTGCGGCTACCGTTGGATGCTCTGCATGCCATGCTCTATGCAGCAGAAGACGCCGAGTCGAAGGGGTATTTGCGGGAAGAAGACATGGAACGCGAAGAGCTCGCCGCAATCGTCCCCGCCGGTATGGAGATTATCCCCGTTGACGACTCTGGCGTAATGCTGACTTTCGAACTGCGGTCGGGGAAGAAGGTGATGTTTCAACTCCTTTCCCAAGCTTCCAGCGAAACGATCCATGAGGCCGCTCGCCTGATATCACGTGGAGTAAGCCTCGCCACCGCCTCACAACGGAATTAGCGGTCGCGCCGGCGGGCACGGTGCGGTGCATGTCAGGTCCTTTCAGGATATTGGTCAGGAGAGCGCCCCCTTGGCAGGAGGCGTCTTTGTTGTATTCGCAGTCTTTGCGTGTTAGTCGCCAGGATTATCACTTGTCCTGGGGGGGGATCGTGAAGCGCCTGGACTTTCTCGATAGCTTGCGCGGCATTGCAGCGCTGTTTGTCCTCATCCATCACGTTCCCCTGCTGGTGCACCCCAAGCTGCCGATTCCTGACGCGATAACGCCGTTCGTCATGTACGGCTGGACTGGTGTTGAATTATTCTTCGTTATAAGCGCCTTCTCGCTCTGCCTGACGATGCCGCGGCACCAAGCTTCCCAAGGACCGCTTGTGAGCTACGCGATCAGCCGACTGTCACGCATCGCACCTTTGTTCTACCTCCTGGTTTTTTGTAACGTCGGCTACATCTGGTTCATAAAGGGTGGTGTTGTCGACCCCCTTGAGGTTCTCACAAACCTCACGTTCACCTTCAACCTTGTCCCCTCCCATGTGAATAGCATGGTTCGTGCCGGCTGGACGATCGGCACCGAGATGCTGTTCTACCTGATCTTCCCTCTGCTCTATGTGAGGTTTAGAACCATTGGCGCGCGGATAGCGCTGATCTGCATCGCGATCGGTGCGTGGCAGTTGTTCAAGCCAGTCATCCCCCTGGTCGAGGATGATGTCGTTCGCAACCATTTTGCTGGCCGCACCCTGATGGTGCACATCGTGTCATTCGCGTTGGGCATGCTCGCGTTCTCGGTCTATTCGACCCTGAAAGAGCATCCGGCTTCTCGTCAGATCGGAACGGCGCTGCTGGCCTGCGGCGTTCTCGGTATCGGGCTGCTCATCCAAAGCCCCTATCGTTTCGGAGTGCTCCAGGCCAATCAATGGCCATCATTCTTTTACGCGCTGATCTTGGTTGGGCTCGGGCTATGCCCGTTTTCTGCGATAGTTAATCGGGTCACTACGTTCTATGGAAAGATCTGCTACTCGACCTACCTGTTGCACGTGCCCGTCCTTCTTGTCCTGGAGCCGGCTTACCGCTGGATCTACGCACATGGCCCGGGCGTGCCGGTCAACTTCGCTGTCTGTTTGGTGCTAACGGTCGCGGCCGTCACCGGCGTTGCCGTTGTGAGTTACCGATATATCGAGCAGCCCGGGCTGGAGCTGGGGCGGGCGATCAAGGCTCGGCTGTTTGCCAAGGGCGAACGAGCCTCCAACGTAATCACCGGGCGAACGGTCCACAGCTCGCCCGGCGCGAAGGCCTAAGCGTCTAAATGGCTATCGCTCCAACCGCCAGGTAGGCCTTGACGTTGTTATAAACGGCGTCGATCTCCGCCTCTGAAAGTCGTCGGTTCCAAATGCCAGCAAACGCCATGTTGCCGGATCCGCTTGGGAAACCGGCGGAGACAGGTGCCCCTGCAAGGCAGATCGGGTTCACCGGCTCAGGAACGTATGCAACGTTGCTCCCCGCAGTCGTGACGCTCGCTCCAGTAGTCTTGTTGCGGAAAGTTTGTCCACTGTTGCCGAAATCCGCAGCCAGCAAGCACCACCCGGTGGAGTTGGTTAAGGTGCTCGTCGTTCTCGTTCCTGCCCCCCCCTGCACCGTCGTTGTGATAGCTCACAAATTCAACGCTGCTTGGACCAATCGACTGGAAGAAGGCACCCGTGGCGCCGCCACCAGACTTGCCTATGTGACTAAACCTCTGGGCTTGAGTCGTGCCGTCGCCAAAAGCCCTACCAACAACTATATAGGTTCCTCCGGACGCTGGTCCGATGATCCCGGTATCAATGTAGCTATTCTGGGAAACTAGACCGAGATAGTTATCATTGACTGTTGGAGAGCCAGCAACTGTAGCGGACTTTCCCAGAGGTGCATGGTTGCGGATCGATGCCGCTAGCGTGCCACCGAGGAAATACCACCCGATACACCCAGAAGGTACAGGAACGTCATACGTACCGGTGTCGCGGAAATCGCCTTTGGGAACCAAAAGATCCAATCCCATCAGAAGTACCCTTTATGTTGCGGTAATTGTTGCCGTGGTTTGTGCCCCGAGAACGCAGCCGACGGGGTCTGCCAGCGTCACGGTGATTGAGCCGGACGCTGGTGCATTCACTTTGATCTCAGTCTTTCCGTTGTTAGGTCCGAAGACCGCTACCCCAGATTGCCCGTTGCTTGAACTCCACTGAACCGAACACCCGTTGGCTGGGCCGAAGAAACTCTTGGTGACGGTCACGGTGGTAGGCGATGAAGCTGGTGCGTTGTAGTTTGCGGCAGAGAATTGAACTGCGGGCGTGGCATCCAGCGAGGACAAGACCTTCCGCGTGGTCGCCACACCGTTGGCGTAAGGTTCTCCTTTGATGGAGACCGTGAAGTTACCATCCGCCGCCACATCAACCCTTGTGTATTGGTGATCACCCGTGAACTCAGCGTGCTCGCCAAGCCAGTAAAACGGAGAGGCTACACCAAGCGGTAGCGCCCGATATGGCGAGGACATGAACTGAGGCATGGTGAGACCACCGCCGGTGGACCCGTCTGTCATCGTGCCATCGTCCGCCGCCGATATGTGACTGTCGGCGGTCAAAAGTACGACCTGGGGCAAGCCGGGTGTGTCGCGGATGAAATCGCTAAGCGCTGTTCTCTCATTCGAATAATGATGCTCCCAACCCGCGTGAACCGTGTTGTTCCAACTGGCCGGGGAGACCAGGAAGATCAGGTTCATACCATCGTCACGGGCTCGGATGAGCTGCTCGCAGACCCATGAGTACTGGTCCCAGGATTGCGGCGGGTTGCTCCCATTTCCCAGAATAGTCGGCGTACCGACCTCATAGCGACGCTGTGAGCGCGTATCCATCACCACAAAGCGCACCTTGCCCACGGTGAAAGTCTGGCTCAGCGCCTTCTTCTCGGCCTCAGGAACAAGCGGATAATGCGGCACCGTCTCGTAGTACGCCTGAAGCATGTGCTCGATGATCGTGTGGTCATGAGCGCCGCTGGCGTGAACCTTGTCCCAATGGCCGTCATTGTCGCTGCTGTCGTGATCATCCGGCACATAGACGATCGGAAGCGTGCGATTGACCTTCTCAGGCGTTTCCAAATTCCTGTAGCGAAGTCGGGTGATGCGCGACCGGTGGAGCCTGATATCAGCGACGTTGATGTCGGTATAAGCAAGATCGCCCATGTGCATCCAGAAGAGCAGTCCGGGTTCTTGCCGTATTGCGTCTAGCGACGGCGCAGTGGCTGTCAGGCGGAAATCCGTGCAGGAGCCGAACACAAAGCTGAATGCGGCAGGCTCCCCAGAAAAGGGCATCGTCTTGACGGAGCGGGTCGCGTCGGGAGCAAGGACGCCGGCAACTTCCACCGCATAGTAATAGGTCGTGTTAGGGTTGAGGCCGACAACATCGAAGCGCACCGGCTGCCAGATTGCGCCGTTTTCACCTGGCGTCTGCATCGGCACCTTGGCCTCGGAGCGGTAAATCTGGTTTTGCAGCAGGTTATCGGTGGCGACGATCAGCCGTGCCGGTCCGTCTCCCTCGATGTCGCAGCAGACAGCAAAGGATGTATCGGTCAGAGCGCCAGCCCAAATGCGGACGGCAGTACCCGCGCTACTCTCGTCATTGCTGGATGCGACATCGATGGCGAAGCCCCGGCGGTCCACAAGCCTAAGGGTACCATGGTCAGATTTTCTAAACGATCCGCCGGGGATGCCAAATCCATCTTCGTTGCTGTAGGTAATGATCTCGAAGCCCCGCTCATCCTTTACCGCGAACCTGTTCACGGGACCCCTCTTTAGGGGCGCAACAGCCTCGGCGCTTGGATAACGAGCTACCTCCACCGCAGCACCGCTGTTATTGCGGTATCGGATCATCTCCAAGCCGTCAGGGGAGACCACCTGGAACTGCTGCCCGCTGGCTGTCCCCGCCAGTCCGGAAGTCACATCGGGGTAAACATCGGCCTTCACAAAGGCTGCATCCCGCGCAGCCTCGGCCCGATCGGCATTGTTTTCGGCGGCCCTGGCAGACGCATCCGACTCTGCGACTGCCTGATCGAGGGCGCCAAGGTCAATTCTCGCCGCTATTGCCTCTGCTTGATCGCGGGCTCGCTCAGCCGCAGCCACGATAGCTGTGCTCACCTCATCCGAGAGGAGGCGGTATTCCGAACCGTTGTCCAAAAAGAGGTAGTTTCCCCCAGCGACGAGCCCGTTGGCTGAAATTTCACGCCCCGTATTCGTGCGCAATGGCTTGCCATTGACGGTCACCGGCCCCGTGTTGGGCTGCAGTATCCGGATCGAGAACAGCGCAATCCCCGGACCGCTCGGTACGGGAAGGTTCGGAGTGGCGGTGATCGCGTTCGCAGTGCCCCCGGTGACCGTATAGCGGATCAGCAGGTTCGGGAGGTCGATGTCTCCGCCAGCACCGGCGATCAGCGCCATGATCAGACGCTCGACCTCGGTACCCCAGCGCTGCGTATCGGCATTATCGACCCTGCGCGGATTGCCACCGGCATCGGTAGGCGCAAAGACGTTGTATGCCGTCTCGGTAAAGCCGGTCATCAGGTTCTCCGAATTGTCAGGTGATTGCGTGTTCGAGATCAGTTCGAGGGCACGACGAAGCTACCGGTAGCGTAAGCGCCGATCGTGCCGTTGCTGGTGTAGGACGCCACGCGCCACTGGATGGTCGCGTCATTGCTGCTGCGTAGGAAGTCGCGCTGGACCTGCCTAAGGTGCCCCGGCCGCACGTCATTCAGAGTAGCGACTTCTGTCCAGGATCCGCCACCGAGACCGCCGGATTCCATCTCGATCACAACTTTTACTGCGCGGAGGTCCGGCACAGTAATGTTCCAAGTCGCGACGACAATGGGATCTCCAATCTCGACATTGGTTGAGACGATGGGCTGTCCGGTCGGCGTGTTGTCGACTGCCATCGGGTTGACGACCAGCGGGTCCGAGAAATAGCCCACCTCATCACCATCGGCGAAGCGCACCCGGAAATCGGCTCTCATGCCGTTGGTGTTGGCCAGAGCGAACGCATAGTAGACACCAAGGCCGGAATACTCATCCATCGCCGCCCACTGCGTCGGGTTCACGCCGGGGAAGTAGCGATAGTTCGCCTCTGGAACGTCAGCACCCGAAACACCGGTGAAGGCAATGCGCGTTTCCCAAGTCCCTGACGGATACTGCACGACAGCCGCGGCATAGGGCGGCGCTGGCGTGGGGATGTCGGTTTCGTATTGGAGTTCTGGCGCTGGCTCCGGTGGGGGTGCCTCCATGCTGGCCGGGTTCCATGGCTGCTCGATCAACTCGGACGGCCAGACGATATAGGGGATGTCCACCTGCCCCTGCTCGTCATCGATGCGCGGAGAGGCGAAGCGCGTGAGCATCGTCTCTTCTGCGTCATCGTCCACGACATTGGCATAGACAACGCCCCAGGCAGCAAGACCCGCCATATTGGTGCGGATTGAACCGGCATCCGCTCTTGCCTGCAGGAAGAGCCTGCGGGCTATTCTCTGGGCCTGCGAGGCAGATGGGCAAAACGGCAGTTCGACATCGAAAATCTTCTCGCCATAGCGATCGATCTCTTCCTGCACGCGCGCCCACGCGATCCCTGACATGTTGATCTCGCCCATGTCATAGCCGCGCTCGGGCGAGTAATATTTGATGCGGCAGACGTTCGGCCGCTCGACGGCTTCGGGCCCGGATTTCCAGTTCAGTTCCGAGATGTGCTTAGATGTGAACGTAATCTCCGGCTGAGGTACATCATCGATCAGGCGGATGCGGATCAGGCCGGAATCGCTCATCACGACTTCGGCGCCGATGCTGTCGAGCACCTGCTTCATCACCTCGCCGCGCTGGCTCTCCGAGGGCCAGATGCCCCAGCAGCGGGCGCGGGGTTCTGTCCCGCTTCGTGTGGCGACCGGCTGATCTGCCTTATTGGCTTCAACTGCGATGAACGCCCAATCGAAGTCCTCGAACCGCAGATCGGGATAGGAACGCATGATATGCGCCGCGCACAGGATGCCGTTGTCGGTCCATCGGGTCTGCCCGTCGCGCGGGTCATAAATGAGGCCCACCCGGGCCGTTGCCATGATGTCCGGCGCCCCGCCCTGATAGAGCTTCTGGAACAGGTTCTGATCGTCGGGCCCGTTGATTTCTGGAACCCGGAACCGTGCAAGGCTTTGAAAGATACCGCGGCAGCGGTGGGCAGGCGTCCAGAGCGTCGGAAAGTCGGCCATAAGCTCGGGCCAAGCCGTTTCGCTGCCGTCGCCCCTCTTCGACTGGATCGTCAGATATGTGCCGTCCGCCCTCGCCCAAGGCGGCGAGGACACCGCGCCGCCGGGATCGACGGTGACAGGCCGGCCGCCAACAAAGTACTCCTCGACGGCATCCATTGGGCCTTTGCAGTGCCATATCAGCCGCGAGATAAATCGCGCCTTCGTGTTCCCGAAAGCCTTGAGCCCGCCCACCCGCACGCGGCCGACCGCGTTGTATTCGGAGCTTTCAGCCTCCTGGAACGTGTTCTTCAGTTCCCCGGGATCGATCTTCGGCATCTGCCGCTGCGCGAGTGCCAGCTGGGCACCAAGCACAGCGCCATAGGCGGCAACCTGCAGACCGGCATAGATGATGCCAGGCGTAAAGACAGCACCGAGCGGCCCGGAGAACAGCAGGAACGTCAGCGGCGTGAAGATGACATCCGCCTGGGCATGCGCTGTCATCGCCAGCCACGAAGCGCAGCCGGCCAAAGCAAGTTTGAGCCACTTCATTAGGAGATTGCCCAGCAGGAGATTGCCCAGACCTTCACGAAATAACGGGGGGCGAGCCAAAACCCGCCTTCATTCTTCCGCCACCAGCAGATGCCGCCTGAGCCGCAGATGACGCCCACCTGCCCAAATGTCCGCGTGTCGATAATCGCGATGTCGCCAAGCTCTGGCCTGTCGTAGCGCTCACGAACGTCAGTGCCGGAAAGAGCATCGTCCCAGAGGTGGACGAGCCCGCCGGCCTGCTCGATCAGTGCATGCGCCTCCTCGCGCGAGGAATAGGCTGGCAGGCGGACGTCAATTCCGTTCTCGCGCAGCCACATAGCCGCCGACGCGGAGCAATCATCCTTGCCCCACACAGTCGGCCTGCCCTCGAACTGCTCGAGGAAAGCCAGAAGCTTTTCCCTCATGTGTTGAACACCTCGACCACCTTCACGCCGATGAACTGGCCGCCCTTGTCGCCGGGATAGCGCCGTTCCTGGTCGGAAGGGTTCCACTTGCCGCCGAAGGAATAGTTTTGCGACTGCCAGATGCTCTCGATGGTGAAGGAGGCATAGCGCGTGCCCACCCCCGCCCGGTGCAAGGCTGGAGCGCTGATCTTGCCCGGGAACTTCTTCTTGAGGCTCACGTCGATCTCGCCTGTCTCGGGGTCGATAGCAGCCCAATAGAGATCACACCGCCTCCCCTCGATCTGGCGGGCGGTCTGCTTGATATCTTTCCACGCCGCAGCGCTGATGGGCCCGAGAATGATGGTCACGGATGCTGCCTGCCCGAAGCGTGGATCTTCCACGGCGCTGATGCTCACCAGCTGGCCACCGGCGGGATCAGTCACGCCGCGCCACTCGTGGCCGCCGATCGCGAAACGCCCCACCCCGTTGTGAGCACGCACCAGACCGGACGGCAGATCAATCTCGGCAAACCAGGCGCGGGCGACATGCGGCCCGGAAAGCCGTTCCATGTCAGCTTCGGAGTAAATGGGCATGGTCAGGCCGTGAAGTATTCTCGCACGTCATAGTCGAAGACCTCGACCATCGTGACGGAGCCGCTACGAATGAAATCAGCCTCCCGATTTCGATTGGCGGCCTCCTCGCTCTCAAGCCTCATTACGAGTGAGGGAGTCAGCGTCGCAAAATCATCCGGTGAGACTGCCTTCCTGAGTGATGGCCAGATGCGATAGGTCCCCTCGCCCAACACCTCGGTCACTTCATAAACGCCGAAATGGAATGGGAAGAATCCGAACTGGTCACCATACCCGAGGCGGTGTCCCCAGAACTCGTCAGCAAGTTGAACGATTGTAGAGCCTAGCGCGGCCGGCGCGGCGACATGCACCGGGGGATATGAGGCTCTCCAGTTCTTCCCGTTCCCCCATGGCTTGCCATTTGACCAAGGCGGGTTTTCGATTGGCCCTTTCACGCCCGCTTCCAAAAGAGACATGCGATCCGCGTCCACCCATGGAACGCGCGTAGCATTTGCCCCTCCATGGAGTGCGGTAATCCAACCTCGAAACCGCCTAGCAGCCTCATCCCGCATAGGAGAAAAGTTCAGGCGTATCCTTATGGAGCCGAACGGAGACCCGAAGGTTTGAATGAAGTTGCCGATCGATTCCGTCTGGCCGGATCCGACTGCTCGCGGGCCAGAGAGAATCTCCATGCTGACATTGCCCAGTCCCTGTGGCCAGGAGAGAAGACGCCTAGCCATCAGGGCCGAACCCTCCTGACCTGACGATCGTCGGTGCGCTTATCGACCATCTGCGGGATCATCCGCATCAGCTTTCGATCGCGCTCATCTAGATAGCGCTTCAAGTCTTGCTGCGTCTGCCGATTGGCATCACCTTGAATGACAATTTGCGAGCCTTCGATGACGATGCTGGTGTTTCCACCACCTGCCACGCCGAGCTTCCCATCCCGGCCGCGACGAAGCGGCATGATTGCTTCCGGCCCGGCTTCCCCCATCAGACCAGCGCCATTCGCCATTGGAAACAGCGTAGGCCGGGTGACAATACCGCCTTTAGCAAACGGAATGACGCGGCCGTTCTGGATGGCGCCTCCGTTCGCGAAGCCGAGAAGCCCTCCGAGAAGACCTTGGAAAAACCCGCCCCCAAGGAAATTTGGGTTCAGCGATTGCATAAGCTTAAGTGCAACGGACAAAGCCTGGGAAAGCGCCTCGCGCCAGGTAAGCGTGCCATCTACGAGCCCTTTCAGTATGCCCCCAGTCGAGCGGCCAGCATCTTGAAATGCGCTCGCAACCTGATTGGTTGTTTCCCGCAGACCCTCCCAAGGGTCCTTTGCCTTCTTCGCCGCCCCTTCAGCTGCCCCGCCGGCCTTCCCGGCCGCCTCTTCAACTGTTCCGAAACTGCCAGCCAGTTCGCGGAGCTTTTCTGCAGCTCCTGAGGCTCCATTGGCGATCGCGGTACCGAAATTGCCGAGATAGTCGGTCCCGAGACGGGCTGCGATAGCATCCGAAATCGAAGCGCCAACCCCCGCGGCAGCTCCCTCAAAGGGGTTCTCGATTTGAGGCCGCGGGATCTTATTGTCGATGGAGGGCAGCTGAAAGCCGATGCCCAATTCCCGCAGCTTACCGTTTGTACTGGCGATGACGCTGTTGATCATCGTGACGGCGCTGCGCACCATCTGCTGAATTGCATCGAGCACACGGTTAGCCGCCTGGATGGCTATATCCCCAAGTGCCCCCGGCAATGCTCCCCAAGCAGCTACAATCCCTTCGTACCCCCCATGGAAGTAAGCGATGACGTTATTCACGGCGTCCTTGGCGGCCCCGACAATATCGATCCCGAATATCCTGGCGAGTTCATCGCGGAAGATGTTGGCGGCGGCGACGGCAGCAGTGATGCCGATCACGAACGCTGCAGCAGGATTCGCGGCAGCCATTGCGGCCGCTGCCGCGACAGCGGATACCGCCACACGGCTCATTAGGGCGATCAACTGGACGAGGCCTCCTACGATAGCGGGGGCATAGAGAAGGGCTAAGCCAGCCGCAGCAGCAGCCGCGTATGGCGCGATCGTCTGGAGCAGATCGGCAAGACCATTCATCGCCCATGCCGCAGCTGCTGGCCAATCCACCATCTGAAGACCGGCCGCGAGAAGGACAGTGAGTGCGATGCTCAGCAGAGAGACAGGGGATAGAAGAGACATTATCGCTTGGCTGAACACGCTGGCTGCAGACCCGCCATTCTGTAGGGCGACTTCCATCTGACCGGCGATCTGCGTTCCCTGCTGGAGACCGATGATCAACGGGTTCATGCCCATGGCCGCAGTGACGCCGATGTCCTGGACCTGAGCTGCAAGCCCTGAGAAGCTACCGCCCATCCGCTGCACGTTGTCGTTGACGGCGGTGGCATGCATGCGCATCGCAGATGCGGCTTTGGTGGCTGCCGCTGCTTCTGTGTTTAGGGCAGCGGCCGCGCTGTTGGCTGTTCCAGAGACGGCAGCGGATGCGGCACTGGCCGAGCGGGCGCCAGCCGCGGTGCCCTTAGTGGCAGCCTCCGCCTGCTTTGCAGCAGCCGAAAGCTTGGTGAGCGAAACAGCGCCCTTATCGGCCTGAGAGCTATCGACGGCAATGCCAAGCGTGGCGATGTCCATAGTCAGTCCTTCTTGTGCTTCGCCCGCTCGGCCGCTTCGGCCTGTTCCGCTGAATTGGCCTCGATGAATGCAACATCCATCTTGCGGATGATCGAGATCTCGTCTCGGCGGATCAGATTGCCGGTGAGTTCAGCCCAGTCAGCGATTTCAGAAAATGAGATCGGGTTTGGGCCGGAGAACCCGTAGCTGCGAGCTGCGCTGAGTTCCCAGAACCACACCCATAAATGGCTCCAGTGTTCTGCTACTGAGATTTCTGGACTGAGGTCTCCCACACCAAAGCGGGCATTGCGTGCCCGCCTCGTCTCACCATTGTCATCCGGTGTATCGTAGCGGACTGCCAGCTTTACGGCTTCGCAACAGGCCTCGGCGATTCCTTCGTAAAATTTGCGAGGTTGTTTGCTGCCTCGCTCACCTGGGCATAAATCCAGTCTTCCTTATCAAGGATTTCGACGGCCTTCCTAAAGGAAAACTCAGGCTTCTCACCGCCATAGGTGTGTTCGCCCCAATCCCAGGAGGCAATCCAGGAAGCAGCCTTTTCAAGCTCCTGGCGAAGGCGCATCTCGCCCTTCACCAGTTTTCCACGCTGCTGCCGCTCCGTCACCTCATCGACATGCTTGCGAAGGACTTTCTTCGATTCTTGCGAAGAAGCGGAGCGGATCTGGAACACGATCCCAAGTTTCTCCTCAGTGTCCGGGCGGACGAGCTCGAGGGGGAACAGGGTCTCGTAATTGTAAATGCCAGCGATATCCACGCGTCACCTCAAGGAGAAATGGGTTCGGGATCAACGACGATTTCCTTCTGGACGAGGCCCAGCGTGAAAACCTCGAGGATGAAGTCCTCATTCCGGCCATTGGGCCGCGTGGGACCGGTCACCAGGCCTCGATTGTAATAGACCGAGTTAGTGGTGTTCTCGTCGGGAGCATCCGCATCTTCCGTCTTGAAGGCGTAGTAGTATTTGGTCTTCGCAGCCGCCCTCATCGCCTGCTGGCCGGGGTCGGGAGGGTTGCGGGCGCATTCCACAGTCGGATCGCCGGCATTCGAGATGCCCTTCTGCTTCTGGGTCACCTCGGTCGAAAGCTCATCATAACTAACGATGTTGGTGTTCGTGCCACTCTCGCCGATGGCACCAACATTCTTGACCTCTAGCCAGATCAGCGCCTCGTATTCGGTCTGCGTCAGGTCGGTGGCCTGCGGAACTGGTTCGGGCTGACCAGCGGTCGCTACCGCAATGTAGAACTTTCGGCCCTTGTTTGTGTTTGCCATGGCTTATGCCCCCTTCTTGGCAGCAGCGCCGGCCGAAAGAAGATCGGAAACAGGGTGCACCTTCACCCCTGCCTCTTCGTAGGCCGCCTTGATGTTCGGATAGTCGCCATTCAGGTAGACCGCCTTGGCCTCCTTCTTGACGCCGGTGAAGTGGACCGGGTTGACGACCTTGATGCCGTCAGCCTTCGGCAGTCCGGGCACTCGCGTGCCGGAGTAGACAAGCTTCATCTTCGATCTCCTAGATGATGGCTTCGATTGGGATGGTGACTGGCACCAGGAAGTGCGTATCGTCGGAAATTGCCTGAGCGATCTCCGGCGCCTTGGTGACGCGCGCCGTCACGCCGTGGGCATACATGCGGAGATCGGCTGGGAAATGTGCGGCGATCTTCCCCGCAATTTCCACGGCTATGGCGACATTCTCATTCCGCTTGCCGAACACATCGACCTGGAGCAGGCTCAGCCGCTGGTGCGGATCGGAGCCGCTCAAGAATAACCGCCTGTTGATGTTCGGAATCCATGTCACGCGCAGAAAGCTCGACAGCGGGGCGTCGAAGCTCTCGTTTGGCCAAGCAATCGGCAGCACCGGCGACAGGGCGAGCGATTGCACCCTCGCCTTAAGTGCGAGCCAGATCGACGTTTCTATTGAGGGCATTCTGCGCTATTCCTTGGCCAATGAAGCCGCTCACCGATAACGAGATCCACGAAAGACTTGCCGCCGCTCGTAAGCTCATAGGCGACGATGAGGCTGAAACAGTTCGTGGCGACACGGCACTGAAGGCCGCCCGTCAGGTTCTCTCCGGCCTTGGCTTGGCCCTGCTTCTGGCAGGCGAGCAGGAAAGCGATCGACTGGCCGGCGTCAAAGACCAAGACGCGCCTTAAGCTCCGCTGCCTTCTCTGCAACGATCGCCTGCCAGCGCTGGGCGACGATATCCACCCATGGCCGCGGCGGCCTTCCCCCTGCCCCGTAATGAACATAGGCCCCATACTTGGCCGTGTAGCCGAGATAGACCGTCTCCCCGACATCGGCGGCCATGATGACGAGCTCGATTTGTCCATAGTCGGGTGTGAATGTCCCGCCGGGATTGTCTAGCGACAGCACTGGCATGGCCGTGGTCGATGCTCGCAGTGACGCGCGAAGGAAACCGGTGTCAACCGGAACCAGCGCCTGCATCTGAGAGACGAGTTCCTGAACGCTCTCGCGAAAAACAGCCTCGATAGCGCCCTCGACCTTGTGAACCCAGGCGTCAATCTGGGCCGAGAAGGATTGCGCCACTACGCCGCCCTCTGCCGGCGCACAACACTGGCAAAATGATCGATCTTGTATTCCATCCAGCAGCGGCAGCCGACCGTCTCGGAACCAGGCGCCTGAGGGTCACCCGGATAGCGCAGCATGGCCCCGCTCGGGCTCTGAAAGAAGCCATCCATCGAAACTGACTTCCCGTTCAAGACGCGGTGCGTATGCCTCACGCGGCTGTCGCCGGCCGAACGCCACACCTTCGTGATATCCTCAACCATGATCTTGCCCGCCGCAATCTGTTGGCGGATGGCATCGTCGCGGCTCTTCCCGAGCGCTGTCATGGTTTCGGTGCGGGCGAGCATTTCTCCGCGGAGTTCGAGGAGCCGATCTGAGTACCGGCCCACGATCCTGTTAACGGTCTCGACAGGGATCGGTTTACCCTCTTTGATGGCTGCTGTGACAATTCGATCGAAACGCTTATCCCGCCTGCCACGGGTTAGGTATTGGTGTCGCTGGTCGGGCTCGCCAGAAAGCAGCTCCTGGCGCGCTCGGGCAACGTATTGTGCCTGCACTGCGGTGAGCCCGATCACGCCGCCTTCCCTGCGGTTTGTGGCTCTTGATACCCGCCCGACAACATCCAACGCCGTCTGGCGTGGGTTCTGGCCGACCGATAAGCCATCGGTCAGCGCAGTCCTGATAGCCTCCCGCTGGTCATCGACTATCCTGGTAACCAGCGTCGACGAATGGTCACGTAGCCAAGCCTCCGCTTCGGGATTGCGAACGCCCCACCTAAACACAACCCGGTTTCCATCAGGCTCGCGAAGCTTCGGCAGGTTCTCGACCGTAGCGGCGCCACCGGCGTTGTATGCCTCAGCAATTGCCAGTTCGAGCTTTGCGAAGGCCTCGGCGTCTAGGTGCATGGCCTCGATCGCTCCCGCCACGTCTCCCTTCTCTAGGCGCTCGACGACAACGCGCAGGACAATTGCGTTGCGGATATCGTCCACCGCCGAGAGGAACGCCACGCGCAACCGCTCGTCATAGGTGGCGAGCAGCTCCTCGATGATGTCGCGGGTGAGGCGGGGCATTACCTACTCCTAAAGGAGTATGCAACTTTGAAGTGAGTCACTCTGGACCTGCGGTGCTTCTTGCGGCCATAAGTGGGCCGGGGGGATTATCAAATGTACAAGCGATCGATCGTCGCCGCGATGGCGATTTTCCTTGGCGGCTGCGCAACAGCACCAGTCACCAACGTTGCAAACCTGACAGATAAGGACACTCGCTCTCTCTGTCGTATCGTGGCTACCGACCCTGACCAAAATATTCGCCTGAATGCAGCCGAACTGCTGGTGCGCCGGGGTGCAACCGTCGAGAAGTGCAATAGGCTCATTCAAGCAGATAATGCGATAATTGCCGGGATTGCGGTTGCAGGGGCTGCAGCTGCTGTGGGAGTCGCTGCGAACAATGGCTATTATGGTGGTGGCTATGGAGCGGCATGGGACCGCTTCCCCAATGGCCAGTGGCACTGTCGTGACAGGGGGACGGGTCAGTTCCTTCCCAACTATCGTTGCAGCGGGGCTCCCGTTTATGATGCCTGGCCGTGAGCTAAAAGCTCAGGTCAGTTGTCGCTAAACCGCACACCACGCTTTCCATACCACTGTCGTTCCGGCGCCGGGAATGGGCGTCAGATTGGTGATGACGCGCTCCACACCGTCGATGATGAGAGTGTCGGTGATCTCGGGCACGACGGCCGGACCCGCGAACGTCACCATGTCGCCGGTCTCTACGATCAGCACGCCGTTCTCGTAGCGCTGGTGGAGCCGTTTCACCGTGGCTGTCAGCGGATAGGTGGTAAAGACGTCAACGGGCGGGTCCCATTCGTTCTCGCCAGGCGTGGTTCCCGTCTTCCGCTTCAGGCTAACCGCCCCCTGCTTGAATTCGCCAAGGAGTTCGTCGGCAACTCCGCGCATTTCATCGTAGAAGCTCATCATACCACCAGAATTGCAGGAAAGCCGCCCACAGGACCCAGGAGCGGCGCCAGCAGGCCCTCAATGTCCGACGACAGGGAGGCGGTCACAACAGTGCCTGCCCCTTCCCCTCCGTCGAAGAACTCGCGTTCAATGGAGTCGACCTTCTGTCGCTTAACTCGCCGAGCCGGATCGATGACCACTGACAATGCGGAAGGATTGGTCGCCGCTATATAGGCGGCTTGGTAGCTCGCCTTCACGACGCGATCCGGAATGACGTCTGAGGCGAGAGGAGTACCGAAGATGGTGGCACCGGTGCGCGGCCACTCCCGTTCCTGCTCAGAATTGGTCGGCACGCCTAAAAAACGCGGCCCGTAGGTCGCATCGATGTAAGCACTCCCACGCTGGCGAAGAATGGCCGGCGCAGGAGAGCCCTCCGGCAGCGTATAGCCATTCTCTGCCAGCCAGGCACTGAACCCGCTGTCATCTCCATAGCCTGCCATGGAAAATTCTCCGCAAAATGCGCATCCCTCGCCGCCAACGCTATAACTGAAGCATCCGACCTAACTGGAGATCACAATGACTGACAAGGAACGTGCCGCCCGGCAGAGGGCATTCGAAAAGGGACAGCAGGCCGCTCGCGAGGGCCGGCATATCAATCGCTATCCGCCCGCCTCACCTGATCACGAACGTTATGAGCAGGGATTCGAGACTGAAATGGAAACGATTTTCGATTGAGGAGAACGGCGCGGCGGTACGCTGCCGCGCCGACAGATATCAGCTGCGCGCTTTCTCACTCTCGATGTAGGCGGCCTTGTCCTCATCGGACATGGCGTTGAAGGCATCGGCATCTGCCTTGGACAAGCCAGACGCCACGACTTCATCACCCTGCACGATGTTGAACTTGCCGCCGCCGTAGTGAACCGCCCTGAGCGCAGTCGGATCCAGCTCGGATTGGCCGGCTTTGGCCTTGCCAGTTTTGGCCTTTACCTTGACGCCTTCGCGCTCGAAAGCCTCGATCTGCGCCTCGGTGAGTTCCTTGGCATCAACGATATCCGCCTCCTTGCCGGCAGGGACGACGATATGGCCGCCCCTCACCTTGAAGGCTTTGGCGACATGGCTGCCGTTCTTGACGTGGTACTCTGCCATGATCAGGTCCTCACACCCTTCCTCAGGACATCGGGGCGCTGCAGGAAATACAGCGGGTAGCTGTAAAGCTCGCCGCGCGTCCAAGCCTGCCGATCGCGATCCGGGATGTTTATCGCGTAGGTGTCCTGGCCAAGCGTGTTGATGTACGGGCCGAACTCGGCCGGTGCCATCGCCTTCTTGAACACGTCACGCGCACCGACCGGGAAGAACTTCGCCTCGTCCGTGTCGATCGCCACGGTCGAATTGTCATCCGTGCCCCGGTAGTTGTGCCAGGTGATGCTGCCATAAACGAAGGATTGGAACGACCGATCCTGTCGCAGGTCGGCGGCGGCCTGCCAGTTGATGTAGGTTTTCTCCACCTCCGGATGCGTGATCAGGGCATCGAAGAAGGCATCGCCGACCAGGGCGTGAACCGTGGTCGACGGGGTGAAGGCCCCACCGGCGGAACGTTGCATGGACCGGATCACCTCGGCGCACTTCAGCCGCACCGCACCAGGCGCCGGGCTCGGGTTGTCGAGATCGAAATCAATCGCGGCGGGCTCAGGCACGCCGAACTCGGTGAAGTAGTTGTAGATCACCGTTGTGCCATCGGCATCCAGAAGCAGCCCCTGAAGGGCGCCGAGACGATGGTACTCATGGGTGAGTTCCATGTCGTCACGGACCATCGCCATGCGGCGCAGGTATTCGGCCTGCACCTGGGCGAACTCGGTTTCCGATCCGAATGCGCGAATTCCTTCGATCTCGTATGCGTACAAGGTGAAGCCCTTGGCTAGACGCACGGTCTGGAGCGGCACTGCATTACGAGGATCGACCTCAAGCTCCTTCGGCGGTGCGCCGATCGGGCTTGCTGGAATGAGCACCAACTTGTTCTCTCGGCGATCGACAAAGATCGAGCGGGTGCGAACCGGCATTGGCTCGAAGATGCCAAGCGACCCGAGAAGCTGGGGCTTATACCCGACCTTCTGAACCGCGCCAGTAAGCGAGGTCATCGAGAAGGCCGAGTTGTTGAAGATATCCATAGATGCCATGGTTTCGGCCTCCTTTAGCGAACGATAATGCCGAGCGCCGCCAGAGCCGCGTTGGCCGTAGCTTTCGCAGCGTCATCGGCACCAGCCTGGTAGATGAGATGCGCACCGTTCACCTCGCAGTCGCGAACGACGATGGTGCGCTTGACCGTGCCGACAGCAGCCTCAAACAGGATGCCGGCGATTGTCTCGGCTCCGGTCGTGGCGGCCGGATCGTAGCGAACGTAATGGCCGGTCGTGGTGTGAATGCCGAGAATAGTGCCCGCCACAAGGCCGGGAGCAGCACCGGCTGCGACAGTGCCCTCGTCGCGGCTGCGGTACATGCCGTTCGCCTCAGAGACGAGGAAATTGGCAGTGCCGCGAATTTCGTTTAGCTGTGCCATTGGATCAGGCCCCCTTCTTCACGCTGATGCCGGCGGCGGCGAAGACGCCCTCGCCCCATGTGTCATTGGCTGCGATGGAATGGTCCTGAGTGCGGAGCGCATCGCGAACGCTGTCGTTCGGCTTGGCATCCTTGGTCAGGGCCTTGAACATCCCGGTGATCATGTCGTCCGACATGCCCTTGAGCTCTTCGTCGCTGAACTTGGTGGCGACGACAGCCCTGCGGATTTCGGCATCGGTCTTGCCATCCGTAACGATCTTCTCGTCCACGGCTTTGGCAGCAGTGACCAGCGCGGCACGATCGGCGACCATTCGATCGATATCGGCCGGCTTGGGTGCGGCGTCCTCGAGCTTCTTCTTGTCCGCCTTGAGGGTGCCGATCTCCTCGTCCTTCGCCTTGATGGCGTCGGCATGAGCCTTTTCGGCATCAGTGAGCTTCTGCTGGGCGTCAGCGACCGCCCTCTGAAGCTTTTCGATGGCCTGGGCGCCCTGATCGGTCGTCTGGACCGAGAGACCGTCCACAACCACCGTGCGCAGATTATCTCCGGGCATGTCCGGCTTCCTTTCGTCTGCTGTGGGTTGGGTGATCGGGGCAACGCCCCAGGTTTTCGCGCTGTCGCCAACGCGAGCTTGTGATCCGGCCCGGGCCTTATCGACCAGGGCGAGGTGATTGATGCGGATTGACCGCTGAACGGCGTCATACGGCTCGCCAGAGGGCGCCACGCCGGCCGTAAAATCGAAGTCGGCGACATAGCCGGCCGACAGTTCGCGCTTGCCGCTCTCTATCTGAGCGATGGCGGCAGAATCCTTGAAGATCAGAGGCAGTTCGACCCAGTCGTCAACCTTCTTCGCCGCGGTGCTGACCTCGCCAACCGACAGAGCCTTCCAGTTATCGGCCGTGACCTGCTCAGTCGGATGATCGATCGTAATCGGGGCGTGGCTGAAGCTCTGCAGGCTGTCCTTGGCGAACACCTCCTCGGCAGGTCGGTAAACGCGCACGATCTTCATCTCGGGCCTACCGAGTTCGTCGCCTGTATAGAGCTGGATGCCGGCGCGCACGCATTTGGCGGTGGCGACAAGATAGCCGTCACCTGTCCGCCGCGTTCCCGCGACGGTTACAGCGTCTGTGAATTGCATCGGATTACCTGCTATATTCGCTCAATGGAGGGCGAGATGAACGAGCTAGATCGACAGAACATCTTACGCGGCAAGTTGATGGCAGCGCTGTTGGCCAAGGGAGTTCGCCGACAAGACCTCTCATCCGAGGACTTCTTGGACGCCTCCCAGCCTGATTCCGATGACCTCTTCGTCGACATGGTGACCTGGCTTCGGGACGAAGGTTTTGTCCGGTATGACAGCCTATACAGCGGCACGAACGGAGAGACCGTGGTTGCTGACATCTGCCCCACTTCCCTTGCGATGTCCCTCCTTGACCAAAAGGTCGACGGTCAAATGACTGGGCGGGACGTAGTTCAGGCATCTGCCGATGGCGACGCCTCTTGGTGGGGCAAGTTTGGGTCTTTCGTTGGCGGATTCGTTGGCGGGTTGAGCCAGTCAGTTGCCTGACCAGAGCCGGATTACCTTTCCGAGATCGACGACCGCCAGTCGTCCCGGACCTCTTCGAACTGCTCCGGCCCCAGCACGATCCTGCCGCGATAGGGCTCGACTTTGCTCAGGTCGATCTCCGGCGCGTTCCACGTGATCGTGACGTGGGGCTGATAGTCGGGATAATCGGTCACCGCACCGAGCCGCTTGATGTCCTCATGCCGCCATGTCAGGCGTGACGAGGCGAACTGAAGAACGACAGCATTGCCGAAGCGCTCCATGAGACGCGGCCCGCCCGGGGCAATGGTGATCTTGCCGTCATCCTCCGATGACCATTCCCCTGCCTGCCCCACCTTGATCCAGTCGATGGGGGTGCGGGTATGGATGATGGTGACGTGCAACTCGTCCTGCACCGTCTCGAAGCCTTGAGCCTTGGCCCAAGCCCGGATCTCCTCAGCATTCAACACATCGCGGCGGATATAGAGCGTGCGAGGCGCGGCGTCGGCTGTCACGCGCCTCTCCCTGCTTTCTACCGGCATTGCCGCGTCCAGATCCTCCTCGTCCTCTTCCTGCTCGGCCAGCGTGCCGTACTTCTTGATCGCCGCTTCGAGGCCGGCCAGCGTCCCATCCTCGACCAATTCGGAGACAAACGCGTCCGACAGCGCCTCGACAGGCATCAGCGGGCTTTCCTGCCCCTTACCCGCAATGGTGCGAGCGGCATCGGACTTGGCCTTGAAGATCTCCGCCTTTTCCTTCTCGCTCATCTGCCAGAGCGGATTCCAGACGTAGTGGATGTCAGAGTCGCGAGTGCCGAGAGCCGAGCGAATCAGGCATTCGTCCAGGTTGGCCAGCGCCGGCTGCATCTCGAGCGTCTGTGCTGAGGCAATCCTGTCGTAGTAGTTGCGGAGATCCGCCTCGCCAGTAGAGTTGAGACCGCCAGGGGACATGCCGAACAGCCGCGTCATCGGGATATCGGCGGCGCCGCTGACGTTCTGGAAGAACCGGTCCATCAACTCATGCAGGTTGGTGAAGCTGGCCGCCTTGCGCTCGTACTTCTCCTTACCATCGAGGATGAGCATGCGGTTGATGCTCTTGCCCGTAGCGGCGATCCTGTACCGATCCGTCACCTTCCGCTCGCCGTCAGGCGTGCCGACATAAGCCATGAGGCCT